AAATTTAAACTCAATAAAGGATTTTCTCCATTTGGATATTTTACAACAATAGCTTATCATGCATTTATTTGTAGAATTAAAAAAGAAAAAAAACACCACCAAGTTGTTGAAGAATATAAAGAACGCCATTTTGATTTGATGTTGAATGATGGTGAAGAATTTGGTTCACACAGGGTTTACACCAAGCCGAATTCAATTGATCTCGTTGATAATTTTCATTGATCTGTTAGACTTCTGAAGTGGATAATACATACGCAATATTTTCCGACCTCCATTTGGGAGTTCATCAAAATAGTTCAATTTGGCACAAAATCGCTCTTGATTGGTCTGATTGGTTTATTGGAGAACTCAATAAAAAGGGTATTAAGAAAATTCTTTTTCTTGGGGATTACTTCCATTCTAGATCCGAAGTGTCAGTTAACACGCTTCATGTAGCATCCGATATAACGCACAAGTTTAAGGATTTTGAGATGAAGATGATTGTTGGAAATCATTGTAGTTTTCTTAAAGAGAAATCGGATATTCACTCTCTTTCCGTTTTTAGGGGTTATCCAAATATAGAAATCGTGGATAAACCAAAAATGTTACATTTTGGAGACAAGGATGTATTCGCATGTCCTTGGGGAACTCAAATGAATGATATCGCAAACTGCGATGTCATATTGGGTCACTTTGAAATTGAATCCTTTAAGATGAATACATATAAGTTATGTGAACACGGATTCACACCGTCTAGTCTTTGCAAGAAATCTTCTTTGATTTTTAGCGGACACTTTCATTTAAGGGATGAGAGAGAATATAAAAACTCAAAAATTGTTTATGTTGGAAATCCGTTTGAGATGGATTTTGGTGATGCTGAATCCACTAAAGGTTATTATATTATGAATTTTGATACAATGGAATATACATTCCACGAAAATATAATTTCCCCGAAGCATAAAAAAATCAAACTATCTGAATACGAAAACAATTCCAGTGTTGTAGAAAACAACATTGTTCGCATAATAGTTGATAAGAATGTGGAGAGCGAGGAACTGGACAAGTATTCGGCCAATATAAAGAGTCAAAATCCAATTTCAATTTCTTTCGATAACACGATTGCATTTAATCCTGTTTCAGAAGAACTTGATGATGAGTATGATTTATCTGGTATTGATATGGTGAAAGCAATTTCTGATTTTGTTGAATTATTGGATATTGATAATAAGGAAGATGTTGTGAAATATACAACGGAGTTATATAAAAAATCGTGAAAAAAGTAGTATTTAAAACACTTAAAGTTAAAAATTTCCTAAGTATTGGGAAAACCATTGTTTCTGTTGATTTTCAAAAAGGGCTTAACATTATTACAGGTATCAACAAGGATTTGATGGATCGACAAAATGGAACTGGAAAAAGTTCTCTTGTGGACTCTTTTTATTTCGCATTATTTGGTGAAACGACCAGAGGTATAAAAAAAGAATTTGTTGTAAACAATCTTACAAACGAATCAGCGGAAGTATCTTTAACATTTTCAATAGATGAAAACGAATATGAAATTATTCGTACAATAAAACCATCTAAACTCAATTTGTTTGAAAATGGCGTTGATATAAGCCGAGATAGCATGGCGAATACCACCGAGTATATTTTAAACATTCTCAACCTTACTCCAGAAATTTTCACAAACTGCATATGTCTTTCCATCAATTCAACTGTTCCGTTTATGGCTCAGAAGAATTTAGAAAAGAAAAAATTCATCGAAGGCATATTTAACTTGGATGTTTTTTCTAAAATGAATTCCGGTTTGAAAGAGGAATACGGAGAAGTAAAAAAGGAAATAGAAAGAAAAAGTGAAAAATACGATGACTTGGAAAAAACCGTAAAACTCGTATTGGATCAAAATAAAAGAAACTCCGAAGAAAGGGAAAAAAGAAGAAATCAAATAGAAGAAAATATATCAAAGTTGGACAAGCAAATTCAGGTTACAAATGACAATATTTCCAAGTATGTGATTGATGACGTTTCTCAAAATAAAGTTAAAATTAAAAAATTAGAGGAAAAGAAAAAATCGAAGAATGATGAAATTCAGCAAATTTTTAAACAAAAAACTGAGATTTCCACTGAGATTAAGATTTTAAAAAACGATCTATTGAAAATTGGAACAGATCAAGATGAGTGTCCAATTTGTTTAAGGGTTGTAACAGATGGTGACTTGGAACATATAGATAATAGAAAAAAAACTATTCAAAAAGATATTGAGGAGAAGAACAATATCACTGTGGATTTTTCCAAAAAACAAAATGATCTTGAATCTGAGGTGACATTGATAGATAAGGCTATAAATTTACTCAAAGACGGTGTGAATAAAAATTCACTTCTTGAGCAACAAAAGAAGAACGATGAAGAAAAAGTCCAATATTTCAACTCTCAGATATCTAAGGAAAGAAATGCTTTAAATGATCTTCAGAATTACAAAGAAGAAGAAGCTAAAAGTGTTGAAGAAATACAGATTCAAATTCAAGAAATTTCCAATGAACTACAAGAATTAAAAAAACGTTTCAAGGTATTGGAAAACGTGAAATTTGTTTTATCTGAAGAAGGAGTGAAGAGTTATGTTGTAAAAAAGATACTTGCTTTATTCAATTCGAAAATAGCATTTTATCTAAAAGAACTCAATGCAAATTCCTCTATTACATTTGATCAATATTTTGAAGAGGATATTAAAAATGAAAGAGGTAAGCCGACAACATACTTCAATTATAGTGGAGCGGAGAGAAAGGCAATCGATCTTTCTATTATGTTTGCGTTTATCGATATGTTGAAACTTCAGACAAATGTTTATTATAACGTTCAGTTCTATGATGAACTATTAGACACTAGTTTGGATTCAGCAGGAGTTGAAAATGTTGTGAGAATTTTGAATGAATTTGTTGATAAGTATTCTTATGGTATATATGTAATTTCTCATAGAAGGGAATGTTCCAAATTAGCGAATGGAGAAGTCGTGTATTTGGAAAAAAGTAACGGAATTACAAAAAGAATTCCTCTTGATTTAGAGTTGAAGTGAAATAATTAATTCCATGATTCAAATACCAAATAATGCATTCGTATCCCCGCTTCTTAAAAATTCTCAAAGATTTGCAAGCAATGTGGAATCTCCTGTAAAAAAACAGGACATTACACCTCCCGAACAAAATCTTTCTAGGGTTATACAGTATTATGCTGATTACAGTGGTTGCGGTTTTTGGAGAATGATTTGGCCTGAACATCTTTTGAACGCCTTTAATCTAATGACTGTTCACGGTTCTACCGTAATGAACCTAGATCCACGTTATTACATTCATACCAAAGTTGTAAGAATTCAGAGACAAGCCACATCCCATCAATTAAAGTTTGTTCAATTTCTTAAAGAAATTTCTAAAGAAATTGGATTTAGAGTGATTTACGAAATCGATGATCTTGTTTTCTCTGAAGATATTCCAGATTATAACAAATATAAACCAGCTTTTACAGATCCAGAAATTCGTAAAAACTGTCAAGATATTATGTCTTTATGTGATGAGGTAACAGTAACATGTCCTTTCATGAGGCAATATTACATGGAAAAAACTGGACATCCAAATGTCACAATTATTCCAAATTTTCCTCCAAAGTTCTGGCTTGGTCATTTCTATGATGAGAAGCAAATATCCAACAACTACGATACATACAAGAAAAAACCAAGAATTCTTTATGCTGGATCTGGTGCTCACTTTGACGTTGATAATAGAGTAGGTCAAAACGATGATTTTGCTCACGTTGTAAAAGCAATTTCCGATACAGTTAACAAGTATCAATGGGTTTTTCTTGGCGCATATCCCCTCCCATTGGGGCATCTTGTTCAATCTGGAAAGATCGAGTTTCATCCTTGGCAAAACTTGTATAATTATGGTGAAAAGATCAAGAATCTTAGAATCAATATGCTTGTAGCACCTCTTCAAAATAATAACTTCAACAAATCCAAGTCGGATTTAAAACTTGTAGAGGCGAATGCATTTGGTCTTCCAATTGCTTGTCAAGACCTATGCACATATGAAAATGCACAATTCAAATTCAACAGTGGTGAGGAGATGATTGCACAGATAGATGATGTATTGAGCAAGAAGGGTCGTTATATGAACATTTCAGCGAAAGCTAGAAGAGATGCTAATTCTCGTTGGCTTGAGAACGATGACAATATCCATTGCTATACCGAGCTATTCAACCATCCATATGGTCATAAAGAGAGAAAACGTCTCAATGCTATCAACGGTATAATTGTTTGATTAAAAAAAGAACGGATGGGTATGTGAAAAATGTCATAATTGGAAAAAACCAAGACAAATTAAAACAAAAAGTCAAAATTATTCCAACAATTAAAGATAGCCAAAAACTCATGCATATCCAACATGAGAGAAGTTTTCCCAATATTTCATTTTTAATGTAAATGAAATCCAAAAAATCATCCAAATTTAAAATGTTATCTTTTTTGAAGATATACTTTGCAATAGACGATGAAAGTGGAGAATAAAACCAAAGAATCAAAAGACTGTTTACTGTAAGTAAACCTGTAAAATAAAACCAAATCATTTTTGAAGTATTGTTTTTAATTTGGATATAAAATTATTTCTTAGACTTCTTTCCGCACATGCGGAACAAGCCCCCCTAACTTTCATTGCATCCAATGATCTAACGTATTCTTCTCTAAGTTTTTCACAATTCGGGATCTCACTTGGACAATCGGTTAGTGTGTTGAAAAATTTGCTTGCAATATCTTCCATAATCTTCTAGAATTACTTATTCCACAATGTACAGAAATATATCGTATAACTCAAAAGAACGTTGCATGAATCTTTTTACTTGGGCTAATGACGGTAAAAGAATAAGGGTCGAGTCTACGTATAGACCTTATATATACTTGGAAACAAATGGGAACCACGATGCTATCAGTCTCTTCAATACAAAATTGAAGAAAAGAACTTTTAATAGCCAATATGATCGTTCCAAGTATTTGAAGGAAAATGACACTATTCGTGTTTTTGAGAATTTGAGTATATATCAACAATTTTTGGTCGATATGTTTCATACTGAATACGAAAAACCAGAATTCACTCAAAACCCCTTAAAGATATTCTATTTGGACATTGAGGTTTATTCTAAAGACGAAGGATTTCCTCATCCAGATCAAGCAAACTCTGCTGTGAATGTTATCACCATATACGATACATTGTCTCAAATGTTTCATGTTTGGGGAACCGAGGCATATACCCCAAAAGAAAAGAATGTGAAGTATGTTCATTGCTCTTCGGAAAGACAGCTTCTTACTAAATTTTTGGAATTCATCGAAAAAGATCATATGGATGTATTGTCTGGATGGAACAGTAAGTTTTTCGATATACCCTACCTTATTACGAGAATAGGAAAGATATGTGATGAAAATGATGCTTGTAGGTTATCTCCAACTCAAAACATTTACAGTAGAATTGAGTTTAATAAATTTGGTAAAGAGGAAAAGGTTTGGGTTATTGATGGCGTTTCATCTATTGATTACATGGATGTATACAAGAAGTTTTGTCTTTCTCCTAGAGAAAATTATAAATTGGGTACAATTGGATCAATAGAACTCGGAGAAAGCAAAGTGGATTACGGTGGAGGTAATCTATCAGATCTTGCAGATGAAAATTGGGAAGTATTCGTTGATTATAATATTCAAGACGTAAACATTCTTGTTAAATTGGATGATGCCTTGAAATATATGCCACTCTTGAGGTCACTAGCCGTGACAGGACTAACTACTATGGAAAGTGCATTGAGAAGTCTCGGTGTTATTACAGGAGCCGCTGCAATTCAAGCAAGAAAAAGAGAAGTCAAGATTCCAACATTTATCAGAAACACGGATAAGATTGGAAAGAATGAAGGTGCGTTTGTAAAGGAACCAGAAAGCGGTATACATAAACACCTAGTTTCTTTTGATGCCAATTCACTATATCCAAATACAATGGTGACATTGAATATATCACCAGAAACAAAGCTTGGGACAATCATAGAAAAGTCCAATGATATAGTTGTCATTCGTGATGCAAACGACACACAGCATAAAATATCACCTAATGCGTTCAAGAAACTTGTTGAAAAGGAACAAATCGCAATTTCAAAGGCGAATGTCTTGTTCACACAGAAAAAAAAGGGTCTTTTTCCTGAAATCATTGACAAATATTATAAGAGAAGGGTCGAAGCTGTGAAGAAATTAGGTAAAGTTAAAAAACAGATGGAGGAAATGCAAGATTGTCCTGAAAGAAAAGAACTGGAAAAACAAGCTAGACTTTTAGACATTGATCAAAAAACTCAGAAGATTTTCCTTAATTCTGTTTATGGTGCATTTGGAAACAAATATTTTGCATTAGGAGACGATGATCTTGCGAGATCAATTACTCTTACTGGTCAGGCTATTATTAACAAAGGTTCTGAAATTTTAACTGAATATGTTGAGAATAAAATTGGATCAAAAGTAAAAAGAGACGTTATTAGATACATCGATACCGATAGCTTATTCATTTCTTTCGATGAAATAATTGAGAATAATAAAGTTATTTTTTCAGAAAAGAATAAGGTCAGTAAAGAGATGTATTCAATTATTGACGATACTGCGAAATATCTCAATGAGGAAATTGTAAAGTGGGGTCAAAGTGAATTAAATTCCAAAGATTGTAGATTTTTATTTAAGAGAGAAAAAATATGTGATATTGGAATGCTTTTGAAGAAAAAACACTATATTCTTCATATTTTAGATAGTGAGGGTATTAAGTGTAACGAATTCAAATATACAGGCGTTGATGTTGTGAAAAGCACGATGCCAAAGAAAGTTAAGCCTTACGTTAAAAAGATAGCTGAAACTCTTCTTACAACTCTAAACAACAAAGAAACAAATGATGCTGTAAAAAATGCACACGATGCGTTTTTAAAATTACCTTTGGAGGAAATTGCGATAAACAAGGGTATTAAGAATTATGAAAAATATGCGAATCAGTGCAAGGATTTTCAAACCGTAAAAGGAATGCCTAACCATGTCAAATCCGCATACTATTACAATATTCTTTTAGATCGTCTTGATTTAACATCGAAGTATGAAAAAATTCAGAGTGGAGACAAGTTAAAGGTTTTTTATTTGAAAAAACCAAACAGGTACGGTATAGAATCCATTGCATTCAAGTATTATTATCCAGAAGAG